TTGGAATTATATGTGTATTGCTATCATTGAGCTTATTGAAGAAATATTATACATGTATTTATATTTAGACGAGCCTGAAGATGGTCCAGTAGCTTTACCACTGGATGTACTTTCTTATGTTAGTGACTATGTTCAATTTCCCTACCCTCCCCTTAAGCCGGAGTCCGGTTTGTGGGGTGATCTTGATGAGTGGGAAGATGAAATCGCTGACTATAAGAATGAGGCTTGTGACACTATTGGTGCAGTCATGGATACTTTTTGTTGCGTTGATAGCGTTCCTGATACTCATTTTCCTTGTATGAATAGTGTTTTGAAGAGCCTTTTACCTACTGATATTCTTGGTACTTCTGAGATAAGTGAGTCCATGAGGCAGTCTACTGAAAGGTTGGCCTCTGTTGTTGATACGTCAGTTGATAGATTAGTAGGAGAAGGTATAAAGCATGTTCACACTGTACCTGATGAGTTATCGGGTTTTCTTAAAACTATTAGTGATAATATTTCTAAGTTCACTCTCCCTAATATTGGTCAATGTGTTGATTTATTTTGTTCCGCATTCCCTGGTGCTGAGGGACTTAAGGAGTTGTGGAATGAGTCTCTTGATCCACGTGCTATACAGGTTTTAATTTTATCTGTGCTCGGAACAATGAGTTGTGTTGCTGCCAAGTATGAGCTTAATTGGAAAACCAAATTATTTGTTTGTGCCATGCAATGGGGTATAGCAATACGAACAGGAGACGATATGGTTAAGAAGACCTTGGCACTTATGCATGGTTTAGAGGTTACAGCTCATGTTGTTGTTGCGATTATACCTTTAATTCAATCTTGGTTCTTAAATCCTGAGGCGGAGTATGAGGCTCATGCTAAGCCTTTGTTAGAGCATATTTCATTTACTACAAAACATGTTATTCCTGTTTTTGTTAAAAGTGTTATTGCTGCTACTACGTTTAGTAAAACCACTTGTGATGTGGAGTCTTTAATGTCATCTTGTCAACTTTACAAGAAGTTAACAAATGGTTTTGAATTTACTGTATCTGCCATGGTTGACCTTGTACGTCGCATTTTTGATATGTTAGGTTCTACTGTGGGCTTTAAACTTTTCCAAGAGGCATATAATGATTATCCGGAGCTTTATCGAGTTATGGAGAACTTTGATGGTATATTGGAGAAGCTCACTACCGGTCAGCGATTGACACATTCTGACTTAAGCTCTTTTAAGAAGCACTCTGCTTTATTGTGGGGTGTTGAGAAACGCCTGGCTCTTAAGGCAGCCGATGCTGTATATCAAAGTCAGGTTAGAGCTTTGAGGACTGCATGTGATTCGCTCAGAAAAGCTTTTGGATGTCAGGGATTAAGAGCTAATAATTTTAGGTTGCGACCTTTTGTAATAAGTCTTGCTGGTCCCTCTGCTATTGGTAAAACATTGTT